GCGGCGTTGACTGCTTGCGCTTGCGCTGATTCTTGCTTAGAAAGTGCGTTTGCTTGCTTACGCTTAGCGTCTTCGCCTGAAGCAATTGTGTAGCCAAGACCGCCAGCGGCTGCGGCTGCGCCAACAACTGCCGCACCTGTAGCGGCTGCGGCGGCAGCAGATGCACCCAAAGCAAGTCCAATACTTGTGAATAGCGGCATTACTTTACTCCTTTGATGTATGTTCGTTCACTCATTTCGTAGCCGAGTCTGTTCAATGTCGTTCCTACTGGTTCGTGTCCTTCAATCACCAAGTCGCACATCGCAATGATCTGAGCGCCTTGTTCACGCGCCCAATTCTCGTAAGTCCTGATCAACTTAATGGAAGCAATTGTGCCTCGATGCTCTTCGTTGACCCACCACATCATTTCGTGCGCCACCTTTGTTGAAGGCGAATACCACACGCTTGTCATCATCGCAGCCAATATCCCAACAGCCTTGCCATTAACATCGATGACAAAGATAATTCCAGACTCCAAGAACAGACGCACGGTGTTGACAATGTCATCCGTGGTGTGCGTAATCAGTGATCCATGCGGGGCAAACGCAATGAATCTATTTGCCATCTCGACTATCTGATCTAAATCATCAATTGTTGCCTTGCGTATTATGCTCATTGTTTTTTCTCTATGGGTACCGTCAGTCGTTCCGCAAGTATGGGTCGTAGTCACTTGCCTTGCCTAGTCGTAGTTTGTTCCGCACTTCCAACGGCAGTCGCTTACCCACTGGGTATGCAAATGTGAGAGCCAGCGCGTCAGCGATGTCTGGCGATGCTCCGCCCTGCAAGCGCTTCTTGATCTCGTCTTTGCTCTCTAGCATCTTGCGGCCTTGCGCGTCGAACCAATAGGTTGGAGTCGATAGTTCCTGGCGCAGCATTGGATCACTTGGAATAGCGCCACCATTCTCGATCCACTCTTTCATGTTCCACCACATCTCAGTACGGCGATTCACAAACTGCTGTTCCAGATTTGCTTTACCTCCAAAGTGGACTTCAATGGGGTCGTAATCAAGTTGTCGTAGGCGATCCAGCACACCAGCGCCGCCGCCAGCATCGATAAACACGGCGTCAGGCTCCCACAAATCCATCACCATTGCCACCCGCGCTGCTAACTGCATATTATCTAGCCCACGAAACACCATTATGTCTGACGCCCTTAGACCTTGGCGCCTGATGATTACGCTGCGATCATCACCAAACCGCGCTGGATCAACACCTACGATCTTGGGCGCGCTCTCAAAGTCTTTGTCTGCGTACTCACGATTCGCTGCTGTGTTCGCATCCGACAGGCTGATCAATTGATCTTCCGCGCTAGCGTTGAAGTCGCACAGGTATTCACGACTAAACGATGTTTCCGTCATGTCGCGCCGCAAGCGCTCGACTTCGGATGGAATCACAGCATCCGTGTCGTAAACCGTGTAGATCGCAGCATGCCAGTCAGAAAGTGTCTGCGCCTTGTAAAAAATCTCGCTAAACAGGTTGACGCCGTTAGGTGTGCCTGTAAAGATCGCCCAGCCATTGCGATCTGACAGCGTTGGTTGAATGATGTCTTCCCACACTGTTGGCTTGATCTGTGCGACTTCGTCGATGACAATGCCGTCCAGGCGAACGCCGCGCATTGCGTCAGGATTGTCGGCGCCAAAGATCCTGATCACGCTACCGTTGTGTCCAAATGTCACACTTAGTTCAGATTCATTGATCGTTACGGCGCCAGTCCCAATCATCGGCTGCAACTTGTGCTTTATTCTCGACCAGGCAATTGCCTTTGCCTGTTTCAAGAATGGCGCGATATAGAAGAATAAGCCCATCCCTTTGTTGAAACGCATCGCCTTGTCTAGCAGTTCCATGATCGCTAGTTCCGTCTTCCCTGCTCGTCGGTGCAACACAAACACATTGAATCGCTTCAGCGCGTGGTGACAGTTTCGTTGCCAATCGCGTGGCGAATAATCCACGGCTAAATGAGTGCTGGTCATGTGATCTGCTTGGCATCTGGCTTCCGTCCTGTGATGGCGTCAGGTTGGGGAACGCCTGTGACCACCGTCAGGCTAATTCCACCCTGATGCTCCACGGCCGTGCGGTCACCGTAACGCTTCGGGTTCAGTTTCATTGCCAGCCATTGCAAGGTAGACACCTGATTGCGGATGTGGTTTACGCTGGCAGAGTCAAGCGCACCAGTCACAGGGTTTCGTTCAGGCTCAGAAGTAGATAAATCCCTCATCTCATCTATCCAAACATGTGCTTGGAATGCCCTTGCGCGCATATACTTGTTCTCGAAATCCTCGATTTCATTCAACCATCGCATGATAGTTGCAATGCTTGGCATTGCCTTATCTTTACAGATAGTTCGTAAGGATTCCCCTAAAGACAACCTATGGCAAATCTCATCTGCTAATTCAACTGAGTATTTGCAAAGCGGGCCTGGTCTAACAGAATCAAGCAATCGTGATGGTCTGGTTACTTTAGCCATCAATCACCCTATATTCATGCGGCGCCTGACCGCGTATGAGGTACTTGCATACTTTTTGGACTGTAGACCGCCCAATACCAAGCATTGCGCTGATCTTTCGGTATCCGTATCCATGCGTTTCATGCATAATTCTGATTTTATCCACTGTTTGCTCTGAGTGTCGAGCGCGCTGGTGCGTTGCACCAATACGATATCCATGCTCGTTTAGTGCCACTTTGATTCTGCTCATGTAAGGAGATGTTACATATTTTGATTACATAATGTCAATACTTATGCAACAATATCCCGACACTTTTCCCGACACTTTGTCGGGATATCGTCGATTATCCGTCATAGGACAATCAATTTCAACTCCCAAGCCTGTCCAACTAGTAGTGCATCCATGTCGTGCTCAATTCTGTTAAATGCGATTTAAACGATTTCTTACTTTGGTAATACCTACAGACCAATTATTGCCACGAACGCCGTGGCTGTCATCTAATGCGATTCTGTGACCACAGGATCAAGATACCGCCCACCGTTGAGCCAAGTGCATGGGTGTGCGATATATTGCGGGTCTTTCAGTTGGCACTCTTTGGCAAACAATCTGACGCGCTCGCACAGCACCTCGATGCCAGCGCTGGGTTCGTCTTGATCGTACTCCTCCGAATATGCGATCTCGGTTGCCACCTTGCGGATCAAGGCGAATGCTTTCTTCTTGCCGACCTTGCGCGGGAACAATTCCCACACTCGTTCGCAGTCTTGGTCGCTGATGCTTGATGCTGGCTTTCTTTTGCGGTCACATTCTGGCTCGACGGCAACGCCGTTGAGCGTATGTTTTAATTCTGTAATTTGTTCTGTGCTATCTGCTATCTGATATCTGATATCTGATATAGCAGGTCTGGAGCAGACTTCGAGCAGACTTTGAGCAGGTAGTTGAGCAGGATTTGAGCAGACTTTGGGCAGACTTTGAGCAGCCGCCTTTGCGTAACCTCCTTTGGCAGCGTGTCTAGAGCCTGAGATCATTGCTTCTCTTTCGCGCTCTTGTCTTGGGTTTCTAAGTCTGTCACCAACTTGTGGAAACTTGCTCTTGAGAACAGGCCAATTGCGTTCCACATCTGAGTGAATTCTGTACACCCTGGTCAAGTCTGTGCTAAGACCATCGTTTTTCCAAGCGCTGATGAGCAGCATGATGTAACAACCTATTTCCTCCGCAGTCCAGTCATCAACTATCTCTCTAAAATCAGACACATAAAATTTGAAATATGGCGCCTGTTCAGCGCTTGTTCTAATCGGCTTGTTTTGTACACTCATTGCAGATCTCTCTGCGGCCTCGTTGCCGCGTATGATTTAGAAGCAGTCTAGGTTACACGCCTAGGCTGTTTCGCTTTGTAGTTTAACTTGCTGACCTTTCCGCTGCAATAAGTATCGTCAATAACAATCGGATAATGCCTAAGACAGCACCGCGCCTCGTCTTTAATCCACTTAGGCGTTCCCTTGACAATCAACAACTTGTACAAGAATTCGCGTGTGATCTTGAGTGCGTTGACTTCTTCGTGTGGCAATGTCATAGCGTCCCACTTTCCTCTGCCTGTATTCGCTCGCCTAGCCACTCCATGCAGTTCACGGCCATGCTGTTGCCCAACGCTTTATAGCGCGGGCCATCGGGGCATTGATCCGCTGACTTCTTCTTCCAAGGTATTGCAGTCCAGCCATCAGGGAAGCCTTGTAGCCGTTCGCATTCCGTTGGAGTCAAGCGGCGCACTTGCATGGTTGCTGAATGAACGGCGGCTACTTGTTGTGTGATTTCGCTTGACTGTGGCGATCTAGATGGGTCATTCGTTGCTGTAATTGTCGGCGAAACTATTTGGTTTGTAAGCGTTCCGCGTAAGCGCAATTCGGAAGACTGAAACGCTACCGCTTGCCCTCGATCACTCATCGGGTTTGCTGGCAAACAAAATGTTGTTTCGTTTGAAACACTTATTGATGGATTCTTTCTGTCTCCCGAAGCCTGAAATGCTACGGCCACAGCGTGAACATCCGTGCTATTCAGCGTAAACATTTCGCCGCTATCGGAATGACCTGATCCTTGCGGCCCGTTGTGATCTTGCTTACCAATTACAGTTCCTTGAATAGCAACGGCAGGAACTGCGCTACGGTCAAGCGTTGGACATGGATCGCCATCTTTGCCAACGCCTAAACCATTGCCGCGCCCATCTTGGTTTTCTTTTCCTACGCGCCAACCTTCAGATTGCATTGCTTGCGGCATAATTGGAATTGCAACAGGCTGCAACACCGCCCCAAAATTACCTTTGTCAGGCATCCGCTGATCGTCAAGACTAGATGTCAGAGTGCTAGCCGTGTTGTCGCCATCCCACCAGCACGGAATCAATCTGTCTAGGTGCTGACTATCGCCACCGCTTCCAACGCCTTCCTCAACATTTCTGGCAGTTTCTTCCCTCGTCGCTCGGCGCGGCGCAGAATACCTTGACAGGCTTTCGCGCTCAAATAAAACCTTTGCGGCACTAGTTGGGTTTCCAAGACATCCGACAACGAACACACGCCTTCTGCGCTGCGGCACGGCTCTTGGGTGCCTGTGTGTTCTGCACCATTGAGCGTCAAGAACTCGGTAGGCGAACCCATACCCCAATTCCCCCAACCCCCCAAGGAAACTTCCAAAATCTTTTCCTCCGTTACTTGACAGCAAGCCAGGGACATTTTCAAAAACGATCCACTTGGGTTTGAAATTTTCAACAAGCCCAAGGTATGACATAGTAAGGTTTCCGCGTGGATCTTTAAGTCCTTGCCTGAGTCCTGCGACTGAAAAACTTTGGCAGGGTGGCCCGCCCACGAGAAGATCAACTGTTCCATTTATTTTCCATTCTTTAAATTTTGTCATGTCCCCAAAGTTGGGAACACTCGGATAGTGATGAGCCAGCACCGCGCACGGAAACGGTTCTATTTCAGATACTCCAAGGCAGTTCCAACCAAGTGGATGCCACGCAACGCTCGCTGCTTCAATTCCGCTGCACACGGATATGTAATTCACTTCTTCACCTTCATTGATTCTTCAATCAGGCTGCGAACCTCGGCAATCCACAAAAGTCTGTCATCAGATGTCGCATATGTTTCCGTGCGATCCCTGAGTGACTTACCACTGGCGGTGCTGGCGCCAAGTGACACGGCCGTGCCTGTCACGCTATTGCCTGACAGCGAGTAGATGGCATCAAACGCCAGCGTCCGCGCTGTCACGCTGTCGCGTGATCGATCAGCCGATGAACTAGGGAAACTAAATCCACGCCGCTTCAACGCAATTTGAACTGCTGCGTTGACTAACTCTATTGCATATAAACCCATTAAATTACCTTGAGTACTTTCTGCTTAGAATGAAGCATTGCGAATGGTAGCGATTGACCAGCCTCAAGCGTGGCGCGAATCAGTTCTTTGTTTGGAACAACCGTAGTCACCGTAGTGCTAAACGCCTCAGGTACATCGCCAATGATCTCCAGCGCTCTAACGCCGCCAGGCGTGGCAAGACTCACCTTGTGTCGTGGCGTCTGAATCGATGTGGAGCCACTCGACTCCAACACGCGGGTGATCTGACCCTTCATCCAATCTGCGATGGCTTGGTCGCGCTTGGCTAGGTCTGCAATGCGCTTGGCTTCCGCCTTGCGTCCTGCGGCGCGGTGTTCGATCTCGCTTGCGATAGCCAACAGATCATCTATGGCTGGCGCCAAGTCTGTGGACTG